AGGCATTCATTCAGTTGGTGATGTTAGTCAGGTTACCAATACTACTACAGAAGGTTTAGGTGATTATGCAGGTCAGTTGACTATGTTTGGTGGTTCTAATAATAAGATTCGTACTTATTGTGACGAGCACGGTTATATTATAGGTATTATGTGTGTATTCCCAGAGCCAGTATATTCTCAAATGCTACCTAAACACTTTATTAAAACAGAAAGTCCTCTAGACTTTTATTTCCCAGAGTTTGGTCATATAGGAATGCAGCCTATTACTTATAATGAAGTTACGCCTTTAGAGGTTGCCAGTTCAGATGCGGTTAATAATACAGATACTATAAATGATGTTTTTGGTTATCAAAGAGCTTGGGCAGATTATTTAGCTAATAATGATCAGGTTCACGGTGATTTCCGTACTTCTTTAAGTGAGTATGTTGTTAGTCGTGTATTTAATGATAAGCCGGAGTTAGGTCATGATTTTATTGCTATTAATTCAGATGAAATTGATGATGTGTTTGTTGTTACAGATGATAGTGATAAGATGTTAGGTGAGTTACGTTTTGATGTTAGAGCAAAACGTCCTATTCCGAGATATGGTATTCCTCGTATAGAATAAAAGGTTCCAATTCATTCTTAATTTAAAACCCTTTCGGTAGTATAGGTTAGACCGATTTTTTTATTTATGAAAAATATTAATATTAAGCGTTTTAGCAGACCAAGAAGGAAAGAAGGAGAAAATGTTGTTCAGAATGATTTAGCTTATACGCCTAGTCAGATGATGCAGATGGCAGAGAGAGGAATTGCAGTAAGTAATCAGTCTATTTCAGCAGATAATTTTTTTGATGGAGTTCCCGTATCAGAGAGTACTTTTGAGTTACCTTTAGATCAGATGAGAGGAATTGATGTAGCAGATTGTTGGCAAGCAGAAAAGTCTATAAAGAAGAAAGCTAAGAAAGGATTGAAAACAGATATTGCTATATATGGAAATAATATAGTACAGAAAGGAGAGTAATTATGAGTGATTTAGTAGGTTCTTTTGTTCAAGGAGGTTTTAACCTTTTATCGAATGATATTGCTTTTCAGCAGCAGAAGGAGTTACAAAGAGATGCTCAAGATTATAATAGGATGATGTTTAATATGTCGAATATGTATAATTCACCTTTAGCCCAGATGAGTCGGTTTAAGAATGCAGGATTAAACCCTAATTTGATATATGGTCAGCAGGCGAATACAGCTAGTCCTATAGGTATGAGTTCTTCTAGTGCCCCGTCAGCAGCTAATATGCAGGCTCCTAGTCTTTTAGAAACAGCTCAAATTGGTCTTATTGATGCTCAAAGGAAGAATATTGAAGCAGATACAAAATTGAAGGAGTCTAATGTTGGTCTTAATGATGCTACTATAGAGAAGTATGGTCATGAAAATAATTGGACAGACCAGCAGATAGAGCAGTCTAAAGCAGAAGTTAATAAAATTGATGAAGAAATACATACTATGAAACTTAATCGTAATAAAATTAAGAAAGAAATAAAGTTGTTGCAAGCTCAAAGAGATTTAACAGAGTGGCAAGCAGTTCAAGCTATGGTTGATGCTATTTGGGCAGATGAAAGAAATAAAGCAATTGTTGATAATTTAGTTGCTCAAACTAATTTAACTAATGCTCAAGCAAAAGAAATTTATACTCTTATGTATGCTAAGTTGGCTAATATAAATGCAGATACAAGATTAAAGAATGCGGAAGCTACTACAAGTGTTGTTTTACGTAATTTGTATAGAAGTCAGACAGAAGGTCAAGATATAAGTAATTCTCAAGCAGTGGAAAGGTTTAATAAAGAGATGCAGTTGTTAGATCAGTCTATTTCTACAGGTTCTATTCAGTCAGAGTTGTCAGAAGATTTTCCAGGTACTATGAAATTTGTTTCCGTTTTAGGGCAGGTTATAGGTGCTTTTGCTCCTTTATTTATGCCAGCAGCAGTTGTATATGGATCAAAACAGGTTACTACAGCCCCAGGATTCAGACCAAAACGTCCTAGAGATTCTACCGGAAGATTAAAAATGTTTGAATAAAATTATGAGTATTTTAGTTATAATTTGGTTTTGTTTTTTGTTGGAATTGTACCCTCAAAATTCAGCGACCAGTAAAAACCCCTAAAAAAGGTTAAAAATTGGTTGTTTTTCTATAAATTGGTTGTTAGAAAAGTGTTAGCGACCAGTAAAAATGATTAAAAAAAGTTCAAAGCCTTATATATGATGAAATAAAGCTTTAAACGTTCACGATAGTGAGTGCGGGTTAAAAAGGGGAAACCCAAAATTTCCCCTTTTTTGAGCCCACTTGATTTATATATAGAAAAATGACACCCCTATATTGTCATTTAAAATTATGTATTCTAATTTTACTTTCTATTTATAGAAACGTTTCGAGATTGTAATATTAGAAGTGCGAAAGCAGGAGTAGATTGTAAAATCTACGACGAAATTAATTATTAAAAAATGTGTTATGGTATATAAGCATTATGATAGGTTACCGGCTTTTCCTAGTCCTTTAGATGGATATAAGCCTTTTTGTGAGCATCCTGTAATTATAGTTAATTCTCAGTTACCGGAATATTTTTTAACTCATGTAGGAATAAGAGCTATAAATGAATATGGTTCCAGTGTTAATTATGTAGTTCCTATGTCAGTTTGTATAATTGCGAAGTTAAAAGATAAGAAGAAGGAATTGAAGCAGTGGTTAAGTATATTTGTAAGGAAGCGTGGAATAAAGTATTTTGTTGATAGTACAGGAGAGATCATTTCAGCGACGATGTATGTAGAGTGTGGAAAGTGTTTATGTTGTAGAGAGAAGAAGCGTAAGCATTTTGAAGCTTTATGTAGTTTAGAGTGTCAAGAGCATGATTATTTACCTTTATTTATCACTTTAACGTATAATGATTATAATGTTCCAGAAGAAGGTTTAAGAGTAAAAGATGTTCAAGATTTTTTTAAGAGAGTACGAAGAGGTTTAGATAAGAGAGGTTTTACAGATAAGATAAAGTACGCTTATTGTGGAGAATATGGTACGACAAATACGAAGAGGCCTCATTATCATATTTTGTTGTATGGTTTTCCTCAAAGTGGAGTTTTTTCTAATTATTATAAGATAGATGAATTTATAAAGGCTAAATGGAATAAGGGATTTATTTTAATAAAGCCTTGTAATGATATAAAGGCAGGTCGATATATTGCAAAATATATGACAAAACAGACAGAAGTTCCTTTAGGATATTCAGTTAAACCTTTTGTCAGGCATTCTTATAATATGGGAGTTAATTTTGTAAAGTCAGTTGTTGAGAAAGTTTTGCCTAAAGTAAAAGAGTTTGTTCCTATATATTATAAAGATAAGTTTTCAGGAAATGTTCAGCTTTTGCCTTTAAATAAATATTATATGAATAGAATAGTTCCGACTTTAACAAAAGTGAAGTCAGATGTAAGAAATTCTATTATATTGGTAAGGTATTTAGCAGAAGCTTATTCAGTTTATACGATTGCTCATTCAGATTATGTAAAAGATAATGAATTATATAATGTTTATAAAGGAATTAATTTAGACCTTTTTGCAGCCAGTTATGATAAAGGAATAGGTAAAGCGGAAGCGTACCAAGCTATAGAAGATACGATATGTTATATAAATACAGAGATTCCTTATTTAGTTAATAAGGAGTTTAGAGATAATTGGTATGATAGTCTTTTAAAGGTTATTCCAGTAAGAGATCCTTTAGAGTTTTCATATTCATTAAAGAAAAAAAATGATAAAGAGTTAAATAGTCAGAAGATATGATTAATATAAGTCAGCATTGTTTTACTTATTTAGGTAAGAAGAGAGAAAACGGTTATTATTCTAGTTCAGGATCATGGACATCTAATAGTAATTATTTGTCGACTTTTTTAGTTGGCAGTGAAAGAGAAGACCCTTATGTTGGTTATCCTATATCCGGTTTTTTTCCTAATAGTGAAGTTGTTAATACAGCGATGGTTTTTAACGATGATGTTCAAGGAGTTAAGTTGAGATATTGGCCTAATGTAAGTGATAGTCAAGGAAATCGAAGTTATTCAGGAGATATTAATGTTCCAGTTGTTATAGGAGCTTTTTCTAAGTATGCTCTAGCAAGTAGTCAAAGGAGTAATGATAGTAAAAAGTATGGTGTTCCTATTATATTTTGGCAAGAGAATTATTAATTGATCCTATAAGTTATTAATATTTAAACAGTTAAAAAAGAAAGGTTTATGAGTAAAGTATTTAGTAAGAATCAGGGACCAGCAGTTGATGTTAAGAGAAATACTTTTGATATGTCTTATGCGTCCCATTTAACAGGAAAGATTGGAGATTTGTTACCAGTTTTTTGTCAAGAAGTTATTCCAGGAGATTCATTTGAGATTGATCCTAAATTTGGTTTACGTTTTAATCCTACAGTTTTTCCTATTCAGACAAAGATGCACGGAATTATGCACTTTTTTTATGTGAGAAACAGAAATTTGTATAAAGATTGGCCAGAGTATATTTCTAGGACCAAAGATGATGCAGTGATGCCGTGGTTGAAGATTACGGAAAATAATGCTAAAGATATAATTGGTACAGGTTCTTTAGGAGATTATTTAGGAGTTCCGACTACTTTAACAGGAGAGTATGCAAGATATATAAATAATGTTTTAGACACAGCTATTGAAACGGAGCTTAATTATAATGCTACCAGATTAACCAGAGGAAATTCTACACCTACTAGTTCTACTTTTCTACCTACAGCTTTAAGTTTGGTTAATAGAAAGTCGTCTAATTATGTTTATATTTATAAGACCTCATTGTATGAAGGAGGTATTCGGTTAGATGTTTTTGATTCAGATAATAGAAATATTCTAATAAGTCCAGATCCGGCAGATTATTTAAATAGTAATCCTAATCCTAATCTACAGTATTATTGGAAGACTTATGGTTATTTTGGAAGAAGGCCTATACGTACAGCTATACAGTTAGGTGAGTTTGGTTTTACCGGAGAGTATAATTTAGGTTCGTCAGCTTTAAGTTTACCTAAAGGAGCTTACCTAGTTTTTACGTCAGGAAAAGATAAAGACTCGTCTTTATCCGATACTAATGTTTTTGCAGTTGTTCCGTGTGAGTTGAATTATGATGGTTCTAATTTGATAGGTTCAGTTACAGATAATTCATATGAAGATGTTATTAATCAAAGAATAGGTACAGGAAGCGCAGTATATTGTGGTATAGTTTTTGATTATGAAACAGCAGATGTTGAAAATTTCATGAGTAAGCCTAATGTTTTGCCTACAAATGGTTCTTATACTAATGTTGGTGATGGAATTATTTTCACTACTAATGGAGTACAAGTTCTAGACTCTACAGATGAAGCGTCAGTTGGTTTTAATCCTTTTGTTGTTCATACAGGAAGTACTACGCCTAAAATTAAGCTTAATGCTTTGCCTTTTAGAGCTTATGAATCTATTTATAATTATTTCTATAGAGATGAAACGGTTGATCCTTTTAAGATAAATGGAAAAGAAGTTTATAATGATTTTATTCCTACTCATGAAGGTGGACCAGATATGATTCCTTATAGAATTCATCAAAAGAATTGGGAAAGAGATTATTATACAAGTTGTCAGACCAGTCCCCAGCAAGGTACAGCCCCGTTGGTTGGAATTTCAGCTAATGGTACTTTTACTTTTGATGATGGTACAAATCAGTATACAGCTACTATGACAGTTGGTGATGATGGAGAAACTATTACAGGAATTTCTACTTATTCCCCAGATATGCCAAAAGGTTCCCTACGTCAGCTTATGGATGTTGTATCTAATGGAATATCTATCAATGATTTAAGAAATGTTAATTCTTTACAGCGTTGGTTAGAGACTAATATAAGACGTGGTTATAAATATGTTGACCAGATCTATAGTCATTTTGGTGTTAACCCAGCTTTTAAAGCTAATGATATGCCGGAGTTTATCGGA